TTAGTAGAATCCGCAGTGCTTGTATCAAGTTGCACTTTAGATATGCCAGTTGCTGTGTTTCCTGTTACGTTTGTAGTTTTATAACCAATAAACAGACCTGCTCTTGTCATAGCTTCGTCTGAATCAACTAAAAACAACGTATTAGGATCATCGATTACATTTGCAACAATATCACTAGCATTAACAGAGCCAGGATAAAAGTTACTAAATGTTGGTTTCTTCGTGGTTGGATCAGTGTAAAATACACCATTGAAAACACCAATTGGTTTAACAGCTCCACTACTAGCAGTTACGTCATATCTTTCAATATTCCCTGCTGCTACTGGAACCACCAAGTCACCTTGGAAAATAGCTGTTCCGTAATTGGCTGCAATAGTATACCTATTCTGAGCATTATTCCACGGAGCACCATTTAGCGATTTATAAGGTCTTAGACCAAACTTTTCACTTTGATTTGCCATAAAATATCTCCTTTAAAGGCATTAATATTACAGCGATGGCTTTAATCAAAAAACTATGATTTACGACCACCACCAAAAGTTACACGAGATTGTCTATTAACATTAATAGGCATCTCTGGTCGTTGTTCCCTTAAAATATCGTTGTCAACGGCTTTTATTTGATCAGCAGTAATATTTTTAAAATACTGCTTGCGTTGTTCGACTATTTCTTCAGGTATTCTTGCCAACACAAGACCACCAACCCCAATTAACCCCTGATACTGTCCCTTACGGATTACTGGATAATCATGATCACCAAGTTTATTTTTAATTTCTTCAGCTCTCACAAATTCCCATCCTTCTCTGAGTTTTTTAGATACATTACCCGTATCTTCTTGACCCATGAATTCAGTTCTTATCCATCTATGTACAAATCCTTTAGGTGCAGGAGGTGCATCTAGACTTGATGGAGGAGTCCAAGGTTTGTTTCTAACGCTTTTTGTTTCACTTGAACTGCGTGAGGTTCTTTCTATAGTTTCATTCATAATTTTACTCCTTCACGAATTTTGCGTATTCTTCTAGTGGCACTCCTAATTTTTTGGCTATAGCCACCTGTGATCGAGTGAGTGTCACAGTTTTGCGACCTAACTGTTTTCTTCCAGCAGAAGCAACAGTTTGAATCGGTTTGTTATCATTCATAAACTTTTGAGGAAAATAACCCCTCATTAGTTTATCTACTTCATTGTAATACTCATCAGACTCGAGGTCAAACCCTTGTTCTACTAAATCTTGATGAATACCAAATGCTGCATTTGTCATTGCTTTATCCTGACCAAACCAAGTGTTTTTTGATGCCCACGCTTTTGCTTTAGGACTAGCTTGTGGTTTCTCAATTGGTTTTTGTTCAGGTTGTTGTGTTTTTTGCTCGGCAGCTTGATCTTTTTTTACTTGTTCTTCTTGTTTTCTTTGTTCTTGTAATATTCTTGCTTTTTCTTTTTCAACAGACAATTGAGTCAATTTATCGTTTGCTTCCATAATTGCTTTCGCATCATTAGCCTCGATAGCGACTTGTAAATTGTGTTTTACTTGTTCTCTTTGAGCATCGATCCTAGCATCAAATTCTTTTGCGTAATTATCATCAATTACAGATGACCTTTTTTCGGAATCAGAATATTTTTTTTGTAAACCTTTAGCATAATCTAAAGCAGCTTTCTCTCTTCTTTCAGCCTCTCTAAATTTGCGTGTAAGTTGATCAATTCTTTTTTGAACGTTTTCAGTAACTTGATTAAGATTTTCTTGCTCAGGTTTTTCTTCCGTGTTTGTTTCTTTATTGGTTTCTTCTTCTTTATCGATTACTTTTGTTTTAGTGCTTGCTTTTATGGGATCACTATACCCTAAATCAACCTCACCTATTTCAGGTTTGGTATCTATTTTTTCTTTTTCTTCGACAGCAATGTCTGTTTCCTTAACATCATCTGTGTCAAGTTCAACTTTATTGGTTTCAGTCATAATTACTCCTAGAATAATGCGAGGATGTCCTCGGGTTTATTAATAGTTCCAATGATTTCATCATCGTTCAAAATACGATGTTCACCATATTTTGTTTTAAATCGAGCTCCAGTATATCGTCCATAAACAACAAACTGTCCCTCTTTACACCAAGGTCCTGTAGGAAATTTATTTTTATCTTTGTAACAAAGATCTCCCATTTTCACGACAAAACCTACAACAGTGGTAAGTTGTTGTGTTTCAAGTGTCTTCTCTGTTAAATAAAGACCACCTTTAGTTTTTTCTTTTGGTTGATAAGGTCTAACTAAAAGTCTATAGCCTACTGGTTTGGGTAATACTTTAAGATATTGTTCCACTTCTTTTGCACCTTTTGGAACTAAAGGTTCTTCCTCATCATTCGATGGAATGACAAGTTTTTTTTCAGGTTTGATCAATGTCATCTACATTATCCTCTCTATTTTGCAGGTCTTTAAGATCCTGAAGCACAGCCTCTAAAGCTGCGAGCTTGCCTTTAGCATAATGTAGATTATCCAGCTTGTCTATACCATAGCATATGTGGTCTTTAGTTTTACTTATTTCTTTCTTGATGTAATGTCGGATTGTTTGGATTGTTTCAATATCAAGCATGTCTTAAATGTGATTTAGGTCCTAATTTTTTTCTGTGAGTTAGACCTTTTTTGTTATATCTCCTTTTTGTTTTTTTTGCAAATATAACTTCTATCTTATGAAATTTTTTTACCATAATACCTAACTGGGTTTTTGTATCCTAAAAGTTTGCTTTTATTTTTTGGGAATCGTTCACCACTACAATCTTTAATTTTTAATATTTCAATCTGTTTCGCCAATCTCTTTTTTCTCCCCGTGGACTCTGTATTTGTTTTTCACATACATGGTCACTGTGTGTTGTAATGACCATCTCATCTTTATCTGTACAGGCGTAAAAACATTTTACGGAATCTTCACCAAAAAAAGGATCAACTCTTTTTTCTTTATTTAGTCTGCAAGTAACAAAGTATTGATTTCTCTCATCATACAATTGACCTTTACCAGACCATTTATAATTTTTTGCAAACACAGGATCGCAGGATAGTAATGGGAGCACTAAGGCTCCCATTAAACTATTTTTCAGCACAGGCGTAACTGTTAATCTCTAGACCAACAGAAATTTCTGTAATTATTGGTTTTGACCACATAATTATCTCCTTAGTTTGAAGTGCTGGTTGTCATCGTGACCGCAGTCCACTTAAAGTATTCTAAATTATTTTCTAATCTTGGCAATACCTTTTAGTCCGAATGACCCAGCAATCGAAGCCAAAATTCCGTATGAGATCCAATCAGGACAATCATTTTTAAGAAATAAAAAACCTTCTTTCATGTAAGGTTGTAATGCAGGTACAAATGATGCAAAGAGTATAAAAATAAATGTCAGTGTCCAGGCTTCGTCTTTCCAAGAACTGTCTGATGCCGACATGGCTTTATCCTCCCAAGAACCATCCTGTTCAATTTTTGATTTAGTTGCCTCTAATTTAGTCAACTCAACTTGACTTTTTAATTGTGCTTTTTTTTGTTTGCCCTCTATCCATGTTTTTGCCAAACTTGCAACAGGACCTAAAATTGCTTGAAACATTATATCTCCTTTTGATAAATAATTTTATTTTCGCCTTCTTCGACTACTTTAAAATTATAAGTCAGCAATAACATATCCACAATACCCATGCGTAAGTCTTTGTAGTCATCAATTATAAAAAGAGCTTTCGTTTCAGATCTGGGTATAAAAAAATTTAATTCTTGTATAACCGCTTCTGTAGTGTGAGGTCCATCAAAATGAACAACTTTATACAAACCAAACAACATCATATTATTGAAAAGACCTAATTGGTGACCATCTCCCATCGTTCTAAAATAGTAATCATCTGTCATATGATAAAAATCAAACTCAGGATAATTTTGATAAAGATAGGAAACAGTTTTTTGTTTCATTTCTTCAGTGTAACCAGCAACTACACTACCTTCATTATCATAATGTTCGTAACTTAGATTATTATAGGGATCAATAGCCACATGTTTATAAAGGTTTGGTTTATGCTCACGCACAGCATCCATAATTATTTTAGAACCCAACCCCTCCCTTAACCCAATCTCACAGGTAAGTGTAGCACGATCAATATTTAATTTACCAATATGTTTTGTTATCAGATGATATTCTGATGAATCGCCTTTTATCACTTAACGCCTATAAACTTTTTACCTTTAACCTGAATTTCAGATATTCCTTTTATATCACTTTTTACACCATTTTCTCTAAAAGGACAACCGATTCCACCTTTTTTTAAACCCATAGTTTCTTTGGTCGAAATACCTGTTTCTTCTTTTTTAGGATTATAAGCTACAAAGTTCATTTTGTATGGAGTTATTCCCTCCTGTTGATAAAAATCTTTTTGAGCCTGATTCATCAAATTTTGAAAACGAGTATCAAAATCTCTTTTGAACAAACCCGTCATGGCTTCTTTAACAACTTTATCTTTATTTTGGTTAAATTGTCGACCAAAAAATTTTACAAACTTTTCACCTTGACTTTGACCTCCCTCTTGCATTCCTTGAGATTGTGGTCCTTTTTTCGGTGGAGCTCCAAAAGGTTTACCTTTCATCTTTTGGCTCCCTCTCTAATTCTTTAAGAACCTTGGCTCGTGCAACGTCAAGCTTCTCATCAGCAACACGGATTCTTTGTTGTGCAGACGCTTCAGCGTCTTCTCTTTTCATTTTTTCTAAATCTATCTTTTGTTCAAACTCATTTGATTTTCTATCAGACTCACTAATAAACTCTCCCACTTTTCGTTGCATATCCATAGCTTTTAAATCAATCTCTTGTTGTTTTAATTGAATTAATGGGTCTTGTTTGTCAGCGTTGTTTATTCTTTCAAGTTCCTGTAACTCAGCAGTCAATGCAGCTACTCTCTCAGCAACCATAGACTCCGTGTAAGTTTGATACGCTTCCATATTTACTTTTGCTAACTCCTGAAACTCTGGCATTTTCTCCATAATCTGTAATACCTGACCACGAGCCTTGAACGATAAGTGTTCAGAAATATGAGCCTGCAATAAAGCATAAACCATAGGATTAATTTGCACCATGCGTGTACGAATAAAGGCAGAATGAGCCATGATATGTGCATCATGACTTTGTAAAGGAAACGCTTTTGGTACTTTCATCTGTAAAGCTCTTGCATTTTCAATTGCTGGATCTAAAGGTTGCGGTATTTCATCAGGTTTTAACAAAGCATCAATCTGTTTTGTACCTAACGCCTCATAAACTCGTCTATACGCCTCTCGAACATTGTGAATTTGAGGATTTGACTGTGCAATCTGTAATTGTGTCTGTGCAAGCGTGACTTTTTGTGCCATAGAAAAAACATTTGGATCTGCAACAGGTATAACATCAACTTCTTCACCAAAATCAGCAACTTTTACGAAACGATTACCACCATAAACAGCATATGGATACAAAGGAGGTAAATATGTTGAGAAAACTTTGGCTAATAACCTAAATTCTTGTCTCATAGCATAGTAACAACGCTTATGAATAGCACTCATGACCCTTGAGCCACGTTCCAAGAGTGCAATTGTAGTGCCCACGGCTCTATTTTGTGTATCATTGCCTATTGCCATGTCAGCAATTGACGCAAAACGCTGTCCTGCAGCTACGCAATACTGTAATAAACTGAATAATGTGGCATCAGGACCTTTAAATGGTAAAAATTGAAACTGATCTTTGATATTTCCACCAGGTGCGTCAACATCTCTGAACTCACCAGGTTGAAATGGCTGGTCTTCATCCCTGATTCTAATACCACGAGACTTGAATCCAGCAGGTAAGTTACTTAAAGTTCCTGCATCAAGCAATTGTCTCAACGCTGCAGTAGCAGTTTTACTTAAACCACCAATCATGTGAATTAAACCAAAGCCATAAAACCCTAAACCTGGTAAAAATTTGAAATGTACAAAATATTCTTTGCGTTTATAAGTTTCATCAAAAGGTTGATAGTTTCTATAGATACTTAAAATCTGTGAAGAGCCTTCATCAATCGTAACAATGTAAGGAACTTTAACGTTTTTAGGTGCATCTTCAATTGCATACTCTTCTAAATCTAAATCAACATGCATTTCTAAAATATTAAACTGATAGTCTTTGTCTGCTGAGGGACTGACACCTTCTATTTCTTGATATTTTGATTCGATCTGATCATCATCCATTTGAGACGGAGCAATTTCTACATCTCTATAAAAACCATTTCGTTGTTTTTTCAATAATTCATTCTCACTCATTTTAATCACATGAGTAATTCTTTCACAATCTTTTAAATCAGTAGCGTAATAAGGAACAACTAAGTCTTCAGCATGTACAAATTTACTTACAGGTCTTTGCATGATGTCATCAAAGTAAACTTTTTTAAAAGCTGAACCTGTCAAAGGTAAATAAAATAATAATTGATCAAAGTCAGGTGTGTACTCTTCCATCTGATCCATGAGCATATAATTCATAAACTCTTTTACTCTTTGTGCTTGCTCTTCTCTTTGAAAATTTACTTCACCAACAACTTGAGTTCTTACAGGACCATCGCTTGGTAATAATTCTTTATAAGCTTGTGCTTGAAATTGTGTAACGGCTTCTGATAACAATGGATGTGTTACACCACTTGCACCTTTAAAAGGTTGTCCTTCATCATTGTATTTAAATCCTAATAAATCTAATCCTGAAGTATAACCTTTTTCCCAATCCCCTCTTGACTCTTTATCTTTTTTATAATCAGCCACAAGCTCGTTAGCAATTCTAGACAGAACTTGTTCATCAAGATCAGTGGCTACATTTTTGTAAAATGTTTCCATGAGTTGTTCTTCCAAATTGACTACCTGTTTTGGAGCTACTTCTTCATCAGTCTCAATAACTTCGACTTCAAGATCTTCTTTTTTTTCTTCGTTTGTATCTTCTGTATTTTCTTCAGGTTCAGTGTTTTTTTCTACAGCCATTAATATATCCTTGTTTTTTTATTTTTTCCTAGTTTACATTTAGCCTTTACAAACTTGCCTTGCTTAGCTCCAATTTTTTCATAATACATAGGAAACATTTTTTGTGCAGCACCACTTCTTCTTAGTGATTCATTTTTTTCTTTAATCTCACCAATTAAATCACGGCTTTGAAAAACAGGAGCTGGAGGGTCTTTGAAAAAAGCAAAAGGATCACCACCCATAGTCTCATAAATTTTTAATAATTTTTCACCTTTACTAGAGCCTTGTTCCGTGGTCACTGAAGGAGTAACCGAGGAATCCGCAACACGCCTATCTTCCTCATCTCTTTTTTGTCTTTGTGTTTTATATTTAAGAACCTCGTCTTCTCTTTTCTTTTTTTCTCTTTCTTCCTCATTGGATTTATATTTATCCATGAGAAATTTAGAAAATGGATTTGCTGCTTTCATCATTAATAATACCTGTATTCCTTCTCTGGTAAATCTTCGAGTTCTTTGTAATCTGAGTATAACTCAATAAAATTACCTTGCCTATACCTTAACACAGCTTGGGTAGTTGAATCAACATAATCATCATTTGCTCCATTAGGAAAAGCAGCACACTCATCCATAACTTCATCAGCAAACATTTCACCATAAGGAAACCACACCTGACCACTTTCAAATATCGGAGCAACTGAATTGACTCTGGTATGTTTGTCATTACCTTTACTCGGAACAAAAGGCACAACAGGAATACCCATCCGTCTAAATTCCTGAGTCAAGGGTTCACCACTTGCTTTTTGTTCTATGATAACAGTTTCTGGTTCCCAATACTTATACGCATCCATCGCCACTGCTTTTAATTCAGGAAAGTCATACTTGCCTCGAATAGCGTCTAATAAAATTAATGCTGGCGTAGCTTCATCGGGATGAAATATTCCCCACGTTGTGATAGCCGAATAGTCGGCTGTTTCTTTTTTACTAAATGCTGTATCATAACTCTGTATAACATGAATTAAATTTGGCACAGTCGGACCTTTCCATGCTTGCCACCATTCTCGTTTTAAAATTGCACCTTCTTCAGATGTAGGGTTTTGCATATACTGAGCTGACCAATTACGAATAGGTAATGATGCTTTTATTTTTTCTAGCTCTTCTAAAGACCAATATTCATTCCAGACAGGATTCCCACTTGGTAAAATTGCAGGAAAAGATATTTGTCTCCATTGATCGGCTTTTACCTCAGACTGATTTTTTATGAGCCTTCCTGTTAAATCATCTTCCGCCCATCTTGTCATAACAAGTAAAATTGAACCACCAGGTTGTAATCTTTGTCGAGGTCCTGAAGTGTACCAATCAAAAGCTCTTTCCATTGCCATGTCTGACATTGAATCTTGTTCCGTGTGTGGATCATCAATAATCAATAAGTCAGCACCACGACCCGTGATGGACGCACCAACACCTGCTGCGTAATACTCTCCACCATGATTTGTTTCCCATCTACCTTTTGCTTTGGAGTCCTCACGCAGTTTAACATCACCAAAAATTTGTTTGTATTGTGGTGAATCAATAATGTTTCGAACCTTAGAACCGAACCTTACTGCAAGTTCTGTATTATGCGATACTTGCATAATTTTTAATTTAGGATTCTTGCCAATCATCCATGCGGGAAAATAAATTGATGCAAATTCAGATTTAGTATGCCTTGGAGGCATGTTTATTATGAGCCTTCCTTTTTTTTCATGAGCAATATTAGTAAACTCTCTGGCTATAATTTGATGATGTCCCCAGCGACTCGGATCTTTTTCTTTACGACATATAAAATCCTGCCACATCTCTTGTACAAAATATAAAAAATTATCCTGACAAAGCTTGATGTGTTGTATCCATAACTTCTCTACTTCGAGCCTTAATTTATCTGTTGTTAAAAAATCTTTTTTCATGCTAGACTTTTTCTTTCTATATGTTAGTATTCAACTTAACCTATACTGTCAACCGACAGTAACATTTTTTTTCTGACCTAGAAAAAAATTAAAAAAAAAATTACCAAAAACCAAAAAATATATGAGCCTTCTAAACCAAGGAGCATGTACCCATTGTCGTATAATATGCATTATGTTAAATTTTGCCATATTATCACATCCGTTAGCAATTGCTCCAAGTTTTTTTCGCTAAATTTACATGATCCAAGCAGCTCAAACTTTATTTCTTGACGCAAGATGAACGCCTGATGAACTAGCCTGAGAATTTTCAGGCTTTTAAGCTTAGGGGTGAAAAGCAAGATAAATACATTGCCCCCACAGGATAGTCTTTCGATATGCCAATTGATCTGATATTTTGACAGACCATAATTCTTGCTCTCTCCTGATTTTAATTCTAACCAAATCTCAACGCCATTCACACATCCGTTAACATCAGGTATTCCGTTGATTGTACTAGATTCTATTCTGAAAAAATGCCAATCTCTTTTGGTCTTTTGAATCGAGGCAAGATGCCTCCACAATTGTGATTCTCTCATGCCTAATCTTTTTACATTAGATTAGGCAAGAAAGCAAGATTGACCTATAGTTTAAGAAAATATTTGTTAGCGATATTTAAAGCTTGATCCATATTTTTTGTTAAAGGACAACCTGCATCAGTAAGTAAACAATATCCAGTTTCAACATCTATAATTCTAAGTAATCCGTTTTGTTTCGATCGATAAGCGACTAACTCATTATCTAAAGATTTTGCAACAAAGTCATAGTGTTTTTGAATATCTTCTTTTGTAAATTTTGTGAGCATAACTTTTTCCCTATGGTTTATTATCTTCCAAATAATCGTAGATAAGATCTTCAATTACATCTTGAGAGTGAAATATAATTTCTCTCTTATAAATATTATGTAAAATTTCTTGTTGAGAATCTCCACCCTCTTCAATTGTTTTTTGAATATATTTTTCTTCTTGCTCAAATGCCATTTGTTTTACTTTGCCCATTATAGATACTCCCCATGATACAAATTAAACTTTGGTAATGTTCTTTTCAGAAAATGTAATTCAAATTCAGAAAAATCTTCAAAGTAAGTTACCATTTCATATTTGTTATTAACACTGTCCAGATAATATAAATCACCATCTTCAACTTTGTAAGCGATACCATTTACTACTGCTTTTGTTATTTTATTTTTTTTCATATTTTTCTCCGTAAGAGTTGGGGGAGGTTTGTGGTACTCCCCCTTGACCATTTAGTCTATATATGTTTTTCAAGAGTGCCCTTTTCTAAGCAATGAAGTATAAGGCATCTTATACCCAACTCACCAAGTATCCAACCTTCACAACCCCACTCTATTATGCCTTTTTGAGTTAAAGAAGACAAAGCACCTCTTTCTCTAGTAGCATTTTCAAGCAACTCTTTTTCTCTCCAATCGTGAGTACACCAAAGACCATTAGCTATAGATTCTGATAAATCATACTCATATTTTGAAAGTATTTTTTTTTCAAGATCAGTAAGGTTTATCTTAGAAGCATCTTCCCAAGAAAGATTACCTGGATCGTAAGAGTATATTTCATTTATTTGTTCAAGTATTTTATTCATTTTTTTCTCCGTTGTTTGTGTGAAAATTCATTTCCTCACACTTATATAATATCACATCTAATATGTGATGCAAGTCTTTTTTTATTTTTTTTTATTTTTTTTTTATTTTTTTTCAGGAGTTACATCAATGATATTTGATGCATCTTTTATTTTTCCCTCGAGCTCTTCTAGTCTTTTTTCTAACTGCTCTCGATTCATTCCCTCTAAGGTATTATGAGTAATTTCTTTTTTATCAACAAACATGCCTGCCATCTGTCCTGCTCTATATTCCGCATTAATAGCTCCTGTGTATTGACCTTTAATCTCTGCTCCATTTCTCAGTCTCTCAAAGATCTTAAAACGCCTTAATTTATCTTTATCATATTTTTCTTGTTCTTTTGACATTCTTTTTTCAAAGTATCTACACACATGGGGATTTAAGTCAGGGTTTAACAATCTACTAGCTTGTTCATATGGTTTACCTCTCTCTGATGTATAGCCAGCTTTTGAAGCTGCATCGGCTTTTGATATGTTTCCCCAATTCTCAACAAGAATATCAACAAATTGTCTTTGTTGAACTGTCAATTCTGTAGTAGATTTTAATTGATTTGGTTTTCTAGGCATTAATTATCGTAATCCAATAGTATTTCTTGATTTTTTTTTATGTTTTTTGTAGTCAACAAATTATAAATAATATAGTCATCCCAACTTTCCTTAACAAATAATTTACAATTATTAGACTTACTATGATTAACAAAACCTCCAAGAGGTGTTCTGACATAACCAAAAATCATCGGTACTTTAATATGTGTAGATCCTAAATCAAATCCTTTTCTTATATTTGTTTTTGCAAAAATGCCATGACCATCAATATTACTTTTATCAATTTTTAAATTTTCAGGCAGTGGATTATAATAAAATCTATTAATTTTTAAGTTTGCCATACTGCAAATAAATTATCATTTCTTTTCCCAAAATTCTATAATATATTTACTTACAAATAAAAAAAAATAAAAAAAAATGCATATCTCACCTCAAAAATTTTAATTTTTCCTATTTTTTAGGAATTTTTCCTAAAATTTTCCTAAAACTTTTTGTCTTTTTTCCCTGTTTTCTGGTATTTTTCCTAGTTTTCCCAAAATATAGTCCTATTTTACCTTTTTACTTTTTTATTTTTTTTTGTAAGGAAGCGTATTATAGAAAACTGTCAAAAATGATGTATTATAAATTTATGGATTTATACTGGCTCGAGTTCCTTGCAGCGTGTACCGCTATCATTAGCATCTATGTTTATGGAAATGGATCATATTTAGCACCAATCGTGGGTCTTGGTTCTCAGGTTATTTGGATATGGTGGTGTATTGAGATGGAATTAACAACGATGTTTTTACTCTGCCTGGCAATGGTACTGACACATTTAAGAAATTTAAAGGTCATGGGAACGACTACAAAGCTTCAAGAATTATGGAATCGGTATAAGTGGTAGCTGTATTATGAATTTCTTTCCTAAGCTCATCTAATCGCTTTCTAATAAGTTTTTTTTGATCATTATTAATATTATAAAATAAAGCTTTATATATTCTATTATATTCTGCCCAACGCACTTGTTTTTTAGTAAAAGCAATTACTTTCCGTTTAAGAGCACTAGTGTAATGTTCTCTCATTTCTTCAGGATCGAGTAATGCCCATTCACAAACTTCTCTATAGTCTCGTGATTCTTGGATAATCCAGTTATGAGCTTCAATCTTTTGCACTGATGACTTTCTATCAGAAAGCGTAATCATTGTATCATCAAATGCGTTTATAACGACAGCACGCCATAATTTGTGTTCAGAGTTAAGTCTTTTATCGATCACGGACCGAGTAAAGCTCAGTCCCATTAATTTATATAGATAAGGAGATGAGCTCATTAGTGAGCAAAATTTTTGACCAACTCCCTTATTATTCTTTTATAATTAGCAAGAATGCTTTTTTTAGTTTTTTTTGTAGCTCGTAATTTTATATAATCGACATACAAACTTTCGATTAATTCGTGTCTTTCATCAGGAGACATACCATTAGGATCAACCAAAAAGGCTACATCTTCATGTTCGAGCAGGTTATCCCATTCAAATTTATTTCTAGACATAATCATAGTATACCTCAGTCAAAAACTACTTACTATTCACACTCATTACTTTTTTTATAAATTGTGGGATCGTAGCCGTTAAGATTGTAATTAAATTTGTTGTTGTCTCTTTGATATTTGATGTTCTTTGATTTGAATGTTGGTAACTGACTATCGCAATTAGGACAAACAAATCGAAGATTTTCAAGCCTGTTATCTTTTTTTACCCCATTTATATGGTCAAGCACAAGCGATAAATTTTTTTTCTTCCATTCACCTTCGTTACCACAGAAGGTACATTCATAAGGAATAAGCTTTTCTTTAATTATTCTATTTTTTAAATGCGTATAATTTTTGTAGCTTGAGTTTTTGACAAACAACTTTTCGTTAGGTATTCGTGTGTACTTATTAGCCAAACGCCTTCTCCCGTCATTATAGGATAAAGGTTCGTGGTGCGTGTGTCTAGGTCATTGATTGTTCTCTTTTTTTCTTAAATTATAAATGTAAATGTTTTTACCGACAGTGTTTTTATAATATGCCTTCCCTTCTTTTAATGCCTGCTTAATTTTTTGAGCATAAGGTTTTAATTTGCCCTTGTATTTTGTTCTTATAGTTTTATCATGATATATTTTTTTATCATAAACTATAACTCTACCTTTGTTAGTCATGCCTTGAAATTGAAAATTACTAGCTTTGTAAACAATTCCAATATGATTATAATTTTTATCTGCATAGCTAATTACTTTAGAGTAAGTAGTATTTTTTTTTAACCACCTTAAAGTGAAACCAATAAAATAACTTTCAGTGTTTTTTGGTGTGTCATCTATACAACATAATCTACGCAGCTCTATAAGGTCATTTTCTTTTTTTACATATTTTTTCCAAACATTTGCCATGGCTATTTGCCCGTACATTATGACCCCAATCAAATTTTTATTATCAAACAATCCAAAACAATAATTAGACTTTAAACCATTTATATTTTTTGAATAATGCCAAGTTTCAACAAAATTTTTTATACTTTTTCTATCACATATTTTTATTTTGTATTTTTTTACACTCATTTAATTTTTTTAAATACAATGCTGCAATAGGGACACATTACTTTGTCAACCCCTTCGAGTGATAAGTAAATAAGAGGATGACCTCCTGAGTCTTCACCTCTGCAACATACTGTTTTTTCATTAAAGACTTGTATTGTTTTCATAATTTAGTTCGAGCTCCTGAGTGACCTGAGCCACCACAGGCATTACAAACATAAGTCGTATCTATTTCTTTATCAGCGAGCCTGTCACATTTTATGAAACCATTGCCATGACATTCTTCACAGACTTCATAAACTAAAACTTTTTCTTTCATCGTCATTCTTTTTCTTTCGTCACACATTCCTGTTTATATTTCGTATACCCACCAGGTAAAGTTAATGCAGGATTTTTAGGATCTGCTTTTGACCACCCCTTGTCAACCCAGACACAAGTATATTGTCGCTCATTGTTTTTTTTCTGTACAAAAAAATCGGCATTACTCCATGTATATAAATTAAAAACTAATCCTATTATTAATGTTTCCATTTTTACTCCTTATCTTTTTTTTGATCCCATTTATTTAATCTATATTTTTTAAACCAAATAATAGGGTCATTGCATTTAGCTGCTTTTATTTTTTTATTAATATTTTTTTTTTCAAAGTCTTTAACAATTTTTGCAATCGCAGTTTCGCAATCTGCATATCGAAAATTAGAAAAATGTTCCATATGTAATTTATCATTCAACTCAAACCAAAATGTTATTATGAAAAAATTAAACACCTGTCCCTAATCTCTTTTTAGCTTTTTCTCGTAAGATGAAAGTTTTTTCGTCATAGCATCCCCACCCTGTAACATCTTTATTTGTTGCAGCTTCATAGATATCTACTTGTTCCCATATTTTATCGTAGTCACAAATATCCACTTCGCCATAAACATGTTCCAGTCCGTTAGCTAAAAAAAATATTACGATCCATTTCATTTTATCTCTCTACAAAAAACTTTAAAATGATCTTCAAAATTATCACACTTAGTTACAACTAAAGCTTTCATTTTGTGACCACCATACTCAAAAAGAGTATCGGTTCTTACAGGAATTTTTGTTGGTATAGAAACGTAAATACCCTTTTCATAATCTTCATGAGGTTGTTCATCGTCTCTATAACCTGTGGCATAATTTTTATTATCTATGTAAACTAAAAATTCTGCCCATCTAGATTTAATCTCTGGCATTTGATTTTTTTCCTTTTTCTAAAAGATGTTCTGAAAAGGCTTCATAACTTGTGCCCTCTTTTTTAGCTTGATAACGAATTGTTTCATCAATCATTTTGCTAATCATATTATTAGGTCTTCTATATTTTACTGAGCATAGACCTTTTAATTTGTAGTAGCAATCTTTTCTTATAGCAACTGTGTGCCATTTTGTAGTATCCATAATTTTTCCTTATTTTAAATTAATATTAATTATAAATATATATGTTTAAATGTGATAGTGCAAGCCAATTGACATCTTTTATAATCTTTTTTATACTTTAATTATGAAAGGAAGTGAAAATGGCAATAGAGGAATTATTACATGCCAAGATGTCTTTAGAATCCAAGTGGAATGCTATGTATACTGAGAGTGGTGTTTACTCCATTGAGATGAAAGATATCGAGAAAAAAATTGAAGCTATAAAGCAAGCTTTGGTACTAGCCGATATAAGAGAAGCAAAAGCGAAATACTAACTCGCTTCACCAAAGTCTTTGCCTAAAGCAACGTCTACTACACTTGGAACCCTAAGTTTCACGCCATCCTCCATCACTGTCTTTATTTTCTGAGCATGCTCCTTAGAAGAAACATTAAAACATAACTCATCATGAATTTGTAAAAGAGCCAAATCACCTTGTTCATAACAATCAACGATAGCTTTCTTTGTTTGGTCAGCTCCTGATCCTTGAATCAATCTATTTAAAGCTTTATAAGTAAAAGCTCTTTTAATATTATTAGCACCATATTTTGCAGAAGCATTTTCAAATTTT